TTAGGGCTGTGTCCACATTACGTGGGTAGGATCACAGTTCTTTCCTTCTGCCACAAGTTTTCGGGCATCATCACGACGAGAACTGGCATCTGCAAGTGTGATCGTCGGATACACACCCAGCGAGATCATTTTTGGCTTACCGGCAAAACGATAACGGAACCGCCAGCTCTTGCTTCCATTAGGTTCAATTAGCAATGACAACCCTTGCCCATCTCCGAGTGTATAGGCTTTAGTTTCAGGCTTAGCGCGGCGAATCTGCATATCGTTTAAAGGCATGTGTATAGGAATCCAAGACCGAACAGGAACATATACACAATCCTATACACATTCAGTGTCGGATTCTACTGGATGGTTACGGACGGTGATGGACAAAAAAGCAATAAAGTCGTTATGAATCAGTGTATTTATGGATGAATACGGACGTTTGAGGAACTTGATATGGTGCCGATAATAGGAGCAAAACTAAATATGTAATCATCTGTATTTATTATTATTTATTTAAAATAAATATACAGGTACCCGTATTGGTACCCGTTTTAGTTTTACTTCCAGAAAGAGAACAAAACAGAAGGTAAAATGATATTAATTGGTAGCAGGAAATTTTCTGTACAACGTCGAAACGCCAACATCATAAATAATCGCTACCTGCTGTCACGGTACTCCGGCCCTAATGAGGCGCCCGGCTGCGCCCATTGTTCCGTTGTTAGTTTCGGTCGTCGGCCACCAATTTGCCCCTGCTCCCTTGCCGCTGCCAGCCCGGCGCTGGTACGCTCAACGATCAGCTCACGCTCCATTTCAATGCCAGAACAGCAAGGCTCCTCCTGAGCGAAAAGGACATTTTTTGAAAGTTTCTGGAAAATAAAAATAGTACTATTTGAGCATTAATCTAATCAGCCGATTTTTTCTAATTCATCAATCAGATGGACATAGCATTTTCTATAAAAAATAAAAGTATTCCTGCTATCTATATATAAATGAGTTATGTACATATAAAAGGAGCATTACCGTGACAAAAATAACTTTATTTCCCCATAACTTTAGAATCCAAAAACAGGAAACCACACCACTAAAAGAAAAATCAACCGAGAAAAATTCTTTAGCAAAAAGTATTCTCGCAGTAAAAAATCACTTCATCAAATTAAATTCAAAATTATCGGAACGTTTTATTTCGCATAAGAACACTGAATCTTCTGCAACACACTTTCACCGAGGAAGCGCATCTGAGGGCCGGGCAGTGTTGACAAATAAAGTCGTTAAAAACTTTATGCTTCAAACGCTCCATGATATAGATATTCGAGGTAGCGCGAGTAAAGACCCCGCATACGCCAGCCAGACCCGTGAAGCTATACTATCGGCAGTTTACAGCAAGTATAAAGATCAGTATTGTAACTTGCTCATCAGCAAAGGAATCGTCAGCAAAGGAATCGACATGGCGCCTTTTCTTAAGGAAATTGGCGAGGCTGCGCAAAATGCAGGTCTGCCCGGAGCAACCAAGAATGACATTTTTACACCAAGCGGCGCAGGAGCCAATCCTTTTATAACTCCGTTGATTACATCAGCATACAATAAGTATCCACATATGTTTACCAGTCAACATCAGAAGGCATCCTTTAACATCTATGCGGAGAAGATCATTATGAAAGAAGTTGCACCGCTGTTTAATGAGTGTGCTATGCCGACTCCACAGCAATTCCAACTGATACTAGAAAACATTGCTAATAAATATATCCAAAACACTCCCTGAACACAGAAACACCCAAAAATATGCGAGCCTCTTCCTGATTAATATGAACCAATAGTATCCATAATTTTACCCAGGAACTAACTCTGGAGCTAAACCGTCATTTACCAGTGCTAAAATTATACACTCAACCATCAAAATAATAGCCATTGCTGCTATATAACATATAGCAGCAATCTCTACTACATAGCTATATTTTTATAACTGAGATGGTTTCTCCGGCCAGTCAGGATTTAAGGTATCCACCCGGTTTACCAGCACCCTGTATTTTTTCCATTCGTCGAGCTGCGCTTTCTCATCATCTGTTGCGAGTCCAAGATCAACCGCATCCTGAAGCGGCGCGATTTTTTCAGATGCCATTTGCAGGAGCCTGCTTTTGGTTTCTTCCGCCTGACGAAGCTGCGCTGCTTTTTCAGCCGCTTCATCCTTCACCCACGCCTTACCATCCCATTTCTGGTATTCACCGTCTGGTGAAACTGATGTGACGTTTTCGGGCAACGGGCCGAGTTCGGAGATATAAACCTGATTGCCGGTTGTTGTGTCGTAAACCGTCTCGCCGCGGTGATCCTCCTGCAGACTCCATGTTTGGGTTTCAGCGTCAAATACAGCAATATGACTGGAGGGAATATCAGGAGGGGCGATATCAGTACAGTTTGCCGGTAATCCAGTGTGCGGCGGGATATATGCATCACCTGCGCCAATAAATTCGTTTGTATCTGAACGAAGATTAAAAATTTTAATTGTCTGCGCCTGTTCGCTCATTTTAAAAGTCATTATGCCAGCCTCACTATGTAGTTAAATGCAATATTTTTAACCGTGGTTTCCGCATTACCGTCTGCGTCCACAATAACGACGTGTCCGTGTGGACCGATATACATGGTGTGCTCATGTCCTCCGATATAAACTGTATGTGCATGGTCGCCAGCGGCCTGTGTCCATGCACCACCTCCAGGCTGAAATGAGGTGTGATTGGAATCTCCCCAGTATGAATTGATATAACCGCCGAACTGGTGAGTATGATTGCCCGTGGTATTGGTCGATTTCGTGCCGTAATCAAAGGATGAGGTAGATTTTGTCCCTAAGTCAGTATCCTGCGCCCGCGCGGTGTGCGAGTGCGATTTATTGCCGTCCATTTCTTGCGACAATACGGCACGTCCACTGATGGGCTTACCCTTTATTGTCCAGCCTCTCATGTCAGGGATAACGCCGGACGGATACGCTATAGCCAGTAACGGGTAAGCAGATTTATCGAAGGACTGCCCATACATAAAAGCATAACCACCATCCGGGAGCACATCAGACGGCCATGCAATCGCCGCCCCTACTGGATACGAATCCGGAGGTGGCATCAGGCTGTTATACAGCGTATATGTCTGACCGTTCGTAGAGCTGGCAGGCTTTGTTTCTGAATATTCAGGTGTACTGTACAGCGTGACATTTGCATTACTGGTGTAATCATATTGCGCAATTAACCAGTACGCATACTGGCCGATATTAATATAAATATCGTAAGTGTCTCCTGATGTGTTAATCCATGCGACCTCGTTAGCAGCAGCAGGTGAACGCCTCCATAATGTGGCGGTTATTCCAACAGGTGAACCATTACCGGCACGCAGTACCAGTTCACTGATTGCCGCTTGCTCAAATGATCCAACGTTATACCCAGACCCTCCATATAATTTAATCACCGCTGTTGACGTGGACTGCGGCAATACAACCGTGGCAATTTTGAACCAGCCTGATTCACCAAGTGTAATGGTAGTCGATGTTACCGCGCCGATAGTTCTCGCAAATTGTTTTTTGTCCGGAATATCGCCGCCATTCTGCGATTTTTGCAGGGCGCCCGCAGCTTGCTTTGCTGTTTCTCCCAAACCGAGGTATGTGAGAATATCCGCAATACTGGCTTTTCCGATGATGTCGCGCCCAACAGAAGTAAGATCTGTCTGTCCGGCGGCATCATTACCCGTAAAATACGGGAGTTTATCTGCACCAGTAGCCAGACCAGCGAGCGCCGTCAGCGTGGCATCAAGAGTCTGAAAATCCTTACCGAACGCAGCGGACATTTTGGCGATAAAGCCGCTCAGGTCACCATCATCGAGTACATCCTGCCCGCTCTTACCGGCTGTGTACTGTGCCAGTGCTGCAGCGATGAAGCTTGCCTGACGCAGCGCTTTATTTACCTGTGCACTTGATGCCTTGCCCGCAGTAAAACCAGACAGGAGCGCCGGCAGCGCCTCCCAGTCAGGCTGCGATGTAACATTAGCACCCTTGCCCGTCGCAAACGGTTTAAAATCATTTTTAGCCATCAGAGTAATGTCCCCCATGAACCGGCATCAAACCCGCTGATATATTCGTTATCCATATCAAACCCAAAAAACCTGTTTCCTTCAGAAGGCGTTTCCACCGAAGGAATTTCAATACTTCCGCCCCATACACCGGCGGCCTTTACCGTCAGATACCCTTGTCGTATCGCAGCAATAAGTTCGAGAGAGACCGATGAAATATCTGTTTCAGGAAAAACCCAGATACCTATGGTCATGTCCTGGTTATCGACGATCTGCATCTTCAGACCGGACCCGTCCAGTGCAGCGTCAAGAATGGGAGGCAGAGAGTCGTTTCTTCCGTCCCAGTTGTTAATTGCTATCTTCGTTTTTAGAACGATGCGATAGGTTTCATCGCTCAGCGAGGTATAACCCGAATCCGGATCATATGGCCCCTGCCAGACGCCCTGGTCATATCCGAGTCCGTCAGTGTCCCAGCTGAAATAGACACCGCTTATTGGCTGGCTTACAATCCGGCTTAACCCTATCCACTGGCCGAGAATATCGAGTTGTATTCCTGTCGCATGATCAATATCAAAAGCGTTTATTAGCCCATTTATTGCGGCTGAGGTTTCAGCTAACGGCCTGGTCACTAAATCGATGTGTTCAACGAATTTAGGTTTTGTCGCATGATAGTTAGTAATTAAGTCCGTATATTTGCTCATGCTGCCACCGTAATAATGATATTTTCCGGCTTACAGGAGGCAGATTCGTCGTAAGCAATATTAATATTCGCCGCAGCAACAGCGTCCGGAGATTTGCCGATCAGCAACTCCTGAATATCGTAATAGCGCGCATTTCCACCACTGACGACCCCAAGGTTAGCAGGAGAATAAATCCGGCTCAGCAGTACCTGGTCACCAATCATCAGTCTGTTAATGTAATCCGCAACAGCCTGCTGAATCTGCACACCTATCTGAGAGGTGTACCCGGCAAAAACTTTTAAGGTAATTTTTCCGTAAACAGGGACATCAGTTGGTCGCGAAAAACTGATTATGTGGGGATTACCATATTTATCCGGTACGGTTACGGATGTTTTTCCCCAGGTCCGGACCCCCTGCCCTTTATTTCCCCGGATGGTTCTGGCTATTTCGGTCACATCACCACCATCAACAATGGCCGAGATGGAATGCGGAGGAAGCCCGTTACCGTCAGTCTTTCCTGTATCATTTTCATAGAGCTTGTGGCGCGTCACACCAGCAATATTAGCGATCGCCCCGTCCACGCCTTCAAATGGTGTGATGGATGGTATCGCGACACTATGCCCCTGCCTGATGCGCAGTTCTGCGTCCGTTTCTGCAGGTGCGCCAACGGTGGCCGCTGCCGGGTTGGTTACTGACGTCCAGCCACGGGTCGGTGTATTGATAGTGGTAATCGTCCCGGCAGGAGCTGCAACCGCTCCGCTTTTGGAACAAATTGCAGTTGCCGTCACGGTGCCATCAACACCAATCACCACTGAATCCGGAAGACGCCAGATCACGTTATTGGTGTCTTTCACGGTGCCGTTCGTAATGGTTGTTCCTGCGGTGCCAGTGAGCAGTAAATCCACGGTAGAGTTCGTTGCACCTTTGCGCGCGATACCGTTAATTTTTACGTTACTGGTCAGCGCTGCGCCGTACCCGGTAACAGGTGAAAAGCAGTTATAGACGGAAATGGCTGTGTTATTGGCATCGTGAATAGCAAGCGCCACCAGCGCCACCATCTGGCCGTCTTTGCTGTCCGGCTCCAGATAAGCGTCACTACCATAAATCTGCTGGAAATAGCTCGTCAGGGTATCGAGTATCGTCTGGTAATCAGGCGCACTGATCCCCTCAGCGGTTACCGTTGCCGATAAGCCGAGTGTGTCCAAATTGAGGGCCATTTATGCCTCGCTGGTTACTGTCGTTGTTCCGTAGATAGTGTCGATTTCAGCGAAGAACTGGACGCGGCGCGTCGTCGTGTTCACTGTGGTATTGAAAGAGAGGATGGATTTCACGCCCCGCGTTTCGAGGATGCGCTTGCGGATCGCCAGATTGTAGGTTTCCGGCTTTTGCTTACCGAGCACAGACTGAATCCACGGTGTTCCCTCTGTCTTATCGAGGAACCACTGCCCGTACCACAATGCGAATCGTGTTTTTACCGCCTGCGCGACAGCTTCTGGCGAGTTAATCAGCCAGGTATCATCGCCACTGCCAAAAGTGTAATCACCTTCGCCGTCTTCACGTCTGTACCGCATTAGTTCACCTCATCTGTATTGCTTCCACCGTGTTGAACGCCGCCATGCGTATGGGTATTGTCGATCACCTTGCCGTTCGCTTTCACACTACCGATAAACTCAACAGCACCGGTGATTTTTGATGCAACGCCAGAAACAACGGACCCTACCATGCCGCCCAGCCAGGACAGAAGGCCGTGAATAGTGACTTTCTCCGAGAAGTCGGCCAGCGGGGTCACTATATCCAGACCGCCAGGCGCTACGATTTTAATTTTCTGAGTGGAAGGGTTGAGCTCAAAGAACGTACTTCCGTCGTCGCTACGGAGCTGCGCGGCCCCCGTACTTATTCCGCTGATTTTCTGCGCCTGCGACTGCGGCCCGACGATACAGAACGCATCCGATAAATCATGTACCCGGTCATCGACAGGCTCCTGTACCCCGCCGTTCTGCCACCAGAAATCGATGCAGCGATCGGCGAAAATCACCAAGCATTCATCACCGGCTTTCACCGGGAACGTTAGCGTACAGCCGCCGCCGCGAGGAAATACCACGGGCACATCCACCAGCAGCGGGTAAGGTTTTGTCACCCGGTTGCCGTCGTTATCGGTCTCAACCGAACGGATAGCAGGCTGCACAACCGCCGTAACCGCGTCAGGGTCGAATGACTGAATAATGCCGGGCAAAGCGACGCGGATTTGGTTCTTTGTTGTTTCCCGCTCAGATTTGAATGTTTCGGCAAGGTCGCCGCTACGGGTCTGGTCAGATACTGCCATTTGGTAGGCTCCAGAAAGCAAAAAACCCGCCGGGTGGCGGGTTACTGATCAAATATCAGGATATAAATTATCAGGTGTTGGTGTTACACCTTTTTCGGCTCATCTTGATGGCAATAGTCTTTAAGAACGATTTTTGCCTCGCCATAAAAGACCAAAGCCAACAAAGTTCCAGCCAGTGACCATATAGCATTAATTCTTTTCCGGAAGGAGCCGCCAAAGGTTATGACTAAATCAGTTTTCAAAGTACGCCTCTCAAAATCCGTAGGGGAAGAGTTGATCCCTTATATCGAGGAGATCATCCCCGCTGAAGCCAGAAAAATGGGTGTAAGAGCGCGGGTAGGTGATTCAGCGCCTTCTGCATCCTCACCCGCATCAGTGATACTCGGATACATTTTTGAATTTATCCAAAACAAAGATGTTTGTTATAGCGTCGCTGCTGTTGTGGCCGCATGGATTAGAGCAAAACACAGTAAGAAGATAATCATCAAAAAAGGCGGCTACAAAATCGAAGCAAGCAACCTCACCGATGAAGAACTTTTTAAACTATTCAGTGAGGCTAAAGACGAAATCGAAATCAAAAAGGAATGATTAAAGAAAGTGCCTGCCTTCAACCAGGCACTTTTTTACACGGGAAAGATCCGATGATTTTCGGTGCGTCCATGCTGTTCTGTAGCAGCTGGACGTTCAGGAAAGCTTTTCCGTTACGCTTCACAAACTCAAAGCCGTAATTGTTGCCATCACGGGAAGGCATCAGGCCCATGTCCATTTTCATGTTTGAGTAATCACCATCTTTTCCCAGAAATTTGATTTTCTGAGATGTGACAGTCTCACCGTTAATAACAGTCATTCCGTCACCGGTCATTGTGTAATTGCCGCACTGAATTGCAGCCATCGCCGGTGCAGTAACCATCATTGCTAACGCCAAACAGAACCGTTTCATTGAAGCCCTCTTTCCCTCGCTGATGAGGAAACAAGATCCGCCGCGCCACGCGCTTCGCACATCATGTCCATGTACCACGCCTGGCCCCTTGTATCACCAGTATACATAATGCCTTTCACAACATAAACGCCATCCGTTGCGATGCTGGCCGTCGTTTGTTTGGACACGGGCAGGGTAACGTTAGAGTTGCCGTCTATTGTTTCGTCAAAGTAACGTCCCGCCGCTTTAGCGATATCGTTATTCGGTAAGGCTGTTTTATAGATAGAGGCCTGATCCAGCTGAATGAGCCCGTTAACCCGGATGTTGGGGTTAATCAGCGCGCGGACGTTAACGCCATTACCGATAGTCTGCTGCGGCATGCCAATCAGCCCGGTAGCGCTGTTGAGCACAATCGCGTCGTGCATGTATTCACCTTCGGGCAGCATATTAAGCTGACCATCCACGAACTGCCAGGTGGCGCCGCACTGCGCGGCAACGTTATCCATAAGATGCCGTGTCATGCCAAACAGCGCACGTCCGCGCGGGAAAACAGTCGGGGGGAATACCGGAGTGCGACCAACGGTCGCGCCTTTGGCTTCGAAGTCTTTCATCAACAGCCTGAACATATCTTCTGTCGTGTAACCCGCTGCCAGCGTCTGATTGGTAATGCTGGTGGCAAATGCCAGATCCGTATCGGCGGCCTGAATCAGGACGTAGGAGTCAATGGGACTGTCTTTTCCTGTAACCGAGTAGCGAATTTCCCCACTAAAAATCAGTCCGGAGTTGCGCCCGTCGCTCTGGCCCACCGTGTCGGCGTCGACTTCCCGCGCAATGCCGACATCGCTGGCTGCCACCTCCGGCGCGATACCGTCGTAACCGGCAATCAGCCGCACTTTCGAAAACTCCTGGCCGGTGATGCGGTTCACCGTATCAGCTGACAGGTTGTAGATTTTGAACGTTCCCACCCGGGACGCGCTGCTGATGTTGAACCAGTCGATCGTAAAGGTCACTTTAAAATCGCTGAGTTGAATACCCTGTCCGTTTTCGCCCACGAGCTGCAGCTCGAAATGCCTCATCCAGTTCTGTGACATGCTTACTCCGTTAATACCAGTAAATGACTGCGACCGCCCAGGTCGGTTTTCGTCGGATAATCCTGTGTACTGTCGTCACACATCACCACCAGCTTAAAACCCAGTCCCATGTATGCGTACTGTGCCAGCAGGTCGGCGCCAGAGACCAAAGGAATGCCGGAGATTACCGGCTCCCCCCTGTCGTTCTGCAGGTCCATGATCCAGTACAGGTCACGCCAGATGATGCGAATCCGCCACGTGATACCCGCCAGGATGATGCTGAACTGCTGGTTATCCGCGGTCAGCGGAATTTCCTGAATAGTCATTAACCCAGCCCCAGAAAAGCCGCACCACTCTGCAGTAAAGAAGTGTTGGGCGGTTTAGTTGTTTTGGTTCCGGTATTGAGGACTGGCGACGTGCTGGCCCCGTCCTTCATGTCGGTTTTATCCGCGACGGTTACCTGCTGCGTCTGCGAGATGAGAACCTCCCTCAGGGTGAGGACGGCGGACAAGACATTTTCGGTCGTCCTGTCGGTCGTCACCTCCAGTGCGCGGATCAGCATGTTGCTGTACAGCCGTTTGCCGGTCACCACATCGAAGGGAATACGGCTTTCCTGCAAGTCGAGTATCTCCTGATACGTCTGCTGAGGACTCAGGCCCAGTAAGCTGGTGGCCGTCAGGTTACTGGCAAAATCCAGCAACGATCCGCCACCAGCGAAACCGACCTCCATCACCACTTCAGACGGTTTTTTGTAGGCATGGTCAGCGATGGCGGCACCGACCTCGACAGGGTGCTCTGTTATCTCTAGCGTGTCGGTGTGCTTCTCTGAAACAACCACACTGGGGATAAGCACCCCAATTCTCCTGGACTGCTGATGAAAGAGAGTAGAGAGAATATCCATTAACCCACCTTCGTTTGATTGCCGCGCATGAGCTGGGCATTTGCAGACTGCTGCCGACGTTCTACCTGATTCCCCACGGAGTGCGGATCACCACCACCGTAAATGTGATAGGTGTTCTGTTGCTGGACCTGAGCTCCGGGAGCGGGCATGTTGCTTAACACCTTCGGAATGTAGTTGCGGGTTTCCTGAGGCATAAGGGCCATCCCGTGTTTCTGTACATTCCCGATCCCCCAGTTATATGACGCCAGCGCCTTGCTCAGGTCACCGCCATTCGCCCGCAGCAACTGTGAAAGATATTTTGCTGCAGCCTGCGCAGCCTTCTCCGGATCGAAAACATCATTCCCGCGCAGCCCCATATCTCGTGCAGTGCCGTCCATAAACTGAAACAGGCCTTTAGCGCCGGCGCCGGAAACTGCAAACTGATTCCCGCCTGATTCAGTGATGGCCACACTGCGCAATAAACCTTCCGGAAGCCGGTATAGGTGTTCCAGATTGGTTAGCATCGGCTGCATCCAACCCAGCAGCTCAGCGCCAGCTTTTGTTGGTTGTGGCCGCTTAACCGACTGTCCGTGTTGTTCAGGGTCATCACCCCCAAACCAGCCGCGAACCGTTCGGCCTACGCTGCGGGGATCGAATCCCCAGTGCTCTTTAATCCAGTCGGCGGCACCGTTGGCGCTGTCTGTTACCATTGGCATCGCTGACGAATTTTCGCTGCCCTGATTAAGCATCTGTTTGCCGATGCTGGCGGCATCGGCCCAGCGACCGTCTTTAATGGCATTGAGCAGGTCGGCGATCATGTTCAACATTTTGCTGAACTCCCCCATCTGGTCGATGAAATTGCTGAAATCCCATTTCAGGGACCACGATTTGGGGTCAATGTTGAGCAGTTTCGCCAGTGCTTTCGCCAGGTTGTTAACGGTCGCTTTCAGGTCACGAACCATCTTCAGCGCGACGTCGACCTCCGGTTTCCATTTCTCCCAGTCAATCAGGCTCTGGCCGCCTTCCTTCCAGGTCTGATAGTCTTCCCACAGGAGGGCGATCCCCGCCGCCAGCGCGGTAATGAGGCCAATCGGCGACATCCAGAACGTGCTGTTCAGAATGCGCAGCGCAATCGTCAGTGCGCCAAACAGCGAGATCAGTTCCCGCGTTTGCTTATCCAGTGATTGCCACCAGGTGATAAGGCTGGATGTTCCCTCAATAAGCCTGAAGAACAGGCGCCCGATGATATCCCCGAGCGTCAGAATACCTTTTATGGCTTTCGTCAGGGTCTGCTCGATGCGCGGGAAGTTATCCAGGATGTGGCGGCGCAGCGTGTCCAGCGAACCCGCCAGACCACCAGCAAGATTAGAGCCGATCTTGTCACGGGCCAAGCCTGCCATCGCGCCGAACTCGCGCAGGGAGGTCATGAACCTGTTGGAGCTTTTGGCCGCCTCGTCAGCATTGAAACCGATGGCCTTTGCCATCGCGCTGTACTGGCCGGAGAATCCCCCTAAACCCCGGCGCATCGCCATAAGGGTATTTTCATCAATGCCCAGCATCTGCGCATACTGGTTAGCCCGGTAATACGGCATGCTGCTGAGCTTCTGGCCGACGCCCGTAAAAATGGCGGCCATATCGCGCATATTCCCGCTGGCGTCCCGGGTCTGTACGCCCAGGCGGTTCAGAAAGCCTTCCGCGCCGGGATTATTACGCACAAACCGGGAGAGGCTTTCCAGCGAAGTCCGCGCCGCGTCCACACTACCGCCCACCTGCGAAACTGCGTAGCCAATCGACTGAATCCCCTGAACCGTCGCGCCGGTGCGTTGAGATGCCCAGTAGAGATTATCCAGACCGGAGGCAATTTTCGCCGTAAACGCAACAACGGACAGCGCCGCACCTTCCACCGCCAGCCCTGTTTTTATGGCATTTGCGGTGACGCCAGCAAGAACAGATTCAAATTTCTCGTATCCGGCTTCATCAATATCAAAGCCAAGGGAGACGAGAAAATCTTTAATAGTCTCAGCGTTCATTATCCTCTCTCCATTTCTCAATACGGCGCTGGTTGTCAGCCTTAACGGCCAGATGGTCATTCATCAGCGCGATATCGCACAGATCGACTGATCCATCCTTCAGCGCGTAATAAGGGATTAACCCGGCGTCAACCGGGTCAAGGAGATAAGACAGCCCGTCAGGCAGGCTGTTGAGGGTTAACCCTGAGTCTGGTCCGGCGTCTCGCTGGTAAGGCTCACGGGCAAAAAATTTCCCAGCGAATCGGCGACCACCCGCGCCACCAGCTGCAGCATGATCAGGAGATTGATGTCATCAAACATCAACTCACCGCTGTTGAAAACAGGCGTCCAGACCGTCCCGTTTTTTCGGGCCACAACCGACAGGCAAGGATGAATTATCGAGTTGGTGTCTTCCTCTTTCATCGAGGCCAGTTCGTCAGCGATACGCGGCAGCAACGTTTCAAATACTGGCTTAAGCTCATCAAATTTTTTGGAGTCAACCTTACCGTCTGCTGGCAGCAGGGAGCGAATGCTCCCGAAGTCAGTCATCATCCCTGCGAGGAGCGGCAGTAGTTTGCGTGTAACCTTGAGCTGATCAAACACGTTGAGTTTTGCGGCGCGGTATTCCACGCCATTAATATTGCATTCCATCTGTTAGAACTCCCCGAGAACTTCGTCAATCTTGCCGCAATCAAATACCCAGGCGACCGTTCCGGCTACCTTCGGGTTATTCCAGTCAGGCTGTTTCTGGAAAGCACAGGAGCGCGCCGTACCGATATCACCGGACACCCTGTTACGCACGACGATCACGTTATTTCCCCACAGCGCTGACGACATGCGCTGCGCGTTGTACATGATGGAAAGCTTTTTGTTTAGAGGGGATGTTTTAAGCAGGGTGACGGTAATAACGCCACTATTGCCGCCGTGGAGGCTGTGCATCACTTCACCGTCAGAACCGATAGTCATCGTGTTCTTTGCCTCGGTCATCGTGACCGTGATCCCCTCTTCGGAGTTGGCAGAACCAGCCCCAAGATCTAATGAACCTGTCGGCCCGGAAAGAGAAGCCGAAATATCAAGAAAAGAGTAAGCACCCATTCGATTCTCCTTAACGAACCACGGTAATTGCTACATCGCCGTAATGAACGGCCCCGGCCAGTTTCGCGGCCACCTGAATCGGTACGCCTTTACGCGCTTCACGATCGGTCTGCAGCTGGTTGTCCACAGTATCCGCCCAGGTGTAATACCCTTTGGTCAGGGTGTCGCCGGTTCCGAGTTGCCCCATTGGTCCGCCAGTCCAGATACCTGGTGCAAACAGACCGCTTTTGTCGGCCACATCCAGCACTTTTTCGATGTTGGCGATTCGGGTCGTTGTACCAGCATCGGTCTGTGGGATCTTCGTGGTGCTGGTGTAAAGCGTGTTGTAGTCGGCTGTCTGTACTGCGTTCTGCAGCCAGTCGAGCCCGTGACGCTCATCGAAGAAATCGCCGTTACACATCACACCCTGTTCAAGGATGGCTGTATCGTTTTCGTAGTACACGTAAACGTTACAGTTCTTCGCTTCCAGAGCATTCGCCTGTGATGTACCGATGGTTTCGTAGGTGATGCCAGGCAGTTGCTTGAACTTCAGGGTGATAGTGGTATTGCTGCCGGTGAAGTTGACCGTAAACGCACGTCCAAACGCTGACAATGCAGCATAGGGACTGGTAGATGAATACTGGATATAGGTCCGGCTGTATTTTGCGGCCTTCAGTTTGGTAGCCAAATCGGTTTCAACCGCCGAGCTCAGAATATCCGCTTCGCTCGAAGTTATAGCCAGGATTCGCGAAACGGTCGCAGACTCGATCGCCGACGAAACGGAGATCAGGTCAGCATCATCCGGATAGTCAGCCGCCGGAACGGCCAGATGCAGACCATACCAGGAGTTGTAATCCAGCAACGCGTTAACCGCCTGCAGCAGAGTTTCAGTAGGGCCAGATTCAGCCGAAGTGAGGCTATCAATCCAGCGACCAACATACAGTTGCGTCGGACGCGGTGACTGGGAGAACCAGACTACAGCTGCTTTGTATTCCTCACTGTCGACGCCGAAATCATCCCCGATATCTGCCGGATCGGAATACAGGCGCAGACGCTCGGTGATAGGAATAACAGTGGAATTACCCAGAATCAGCATCGAACCGAAATTTCGGCCCTGCGCAGCTCTGGCAGAAAGCGTCACGGTTACGTTGGTGACGCGGTTTAAAGGCAAGCCTTTCGCCATGATCAATCTCCGGTTGAGATCGCGACATTACCGTCGACGATAGATTTAATGTTGTATGTGCGCGTGACTTTGCGGCGTATCTTCACCGTGATGTCATAACGGCGTAGCCACTGCTGGTTGATAAGTTCAGGAAAGGGGGTAATGGAACTGACATCGCCTAATGTCAGCCCCATCCGATTTAGTTCGGAGTTATTCTGCTCAACAGATATCCCATCGCGGAAAATAGAGGCAAACTTCATTCCTGAAGGACCGTAAAATGATGCCATTGCGACAAATGTTTCGTATCTCCATAGCTCTGTTCCAGAATCTGTTTGCCTGATGAATGCTGGATTATCATCAATGGGCCATTCGATGATGCCAAATGCGCACCAGTTCGTTTCAACTGGCAGCAGTGGCGGCTGATCTTTCTGCCAGCGCGGGCGAACCATCCCAGCAGGCAAGCCGGAAACGTTGCGCATCCACTGGCTTAACAGCCTGTCTAGCGCTTCGTCATAATCCGGATCGCCGCTGGTGGGTGTCAGCCAGCCGCGCGCTGTGCTGGTGTTATTGCTCAACGGGAGTACCCCCATCAAACGGCAGCAGCTCGCAATGCGCCTGTACAAAGCCGGCGCCATATGCGGTGTACGGGTCGACGAACGTCACACGATAATCCCGGTTCTGATACGTCACGATATCGGCATCACGGCCAGTCTGCCCCTGCGTGAGTCGCTCAGTCGTCACGATTAAAATCGCTCCGCTGATAACCTGCCCGGCCTGCATGCGGCGGTTTTCAAGAGAGCGGTCAACGGTAACAACCCCTGCAAACTGCGTTTTAACTTCGCTGTCGCTGCCGATCCCGTCCTCGTCCACCGTTTGTGCGCGACGCGTTACCCACAGGTTGAAGTCGCAAAAATCGGGGTCAAAAAGCACATCGGTTACATCAAGAGTCGGCATCTTTATCCCTCACTACATGGGTTATTGAGGCGAGATATTTGCCAGTATCGTAAAGAGGCTTAGCCAAAGTGGTGCCCGGAGATTCACCAGCAGCACGCCGCGCAAGTTCCGCTTTCGCACCTTTACGCCCACGGCGCGCACGCGCTTCAACGGTGCTATCTGCAAGCGGAGTAAAATTGGCAGCTTTGATGTGATTTTTCACCCCTCTTGCAGCCACTGTACCTGCGCGGTTGAGTGCTCTTTCCGCTCCCGCCGCATTACCATCAAGCGCAGCCTGTGCCGCAGCTTTAAGCTGTGGCATCGTCTGGTCTTCAACTGATTTAACGCCGGGTACAAGATGCGGACGTGGTGGGATGTTTTGTGCAGGTGAACCGTATTCGTTGATATACCCAATCCCGGCATTACCGAACGGCACATCATCCCGATCGCTGTCTTCCGCAGGGATACCGACCAGCACATCCTTTTTGGTTAGCGACTTTAGCGCATCCAGTATTGCCTGAGCGTTATCAACCCTCGTTGTTACACCGCTTTTGAAACTCATAGCTGGCGTCCCCCCGCACCGAACATCGTGATCAGCTGATAAAATTCAGCGCCATACCGGGTGTTATTCCAGAAGCCTGCGTCAGGGTTTAGCGTCGCGCTGGTGTCATAGCTGACGCTTACCTTGTCAACGGACTTGGAGGACTGAACACCATTGGTTGAACCGCCCGGACCGCCAACCAGCATCGCCCGGCTATCTGCCGCCCAGAGCGTCATATAGTGCGCAACGAACAACTCGGCAAAGTACGGAAACAACTTTTTGCCGGTAACGTTTTCGCTCAGCAGCACATCGGCCAGATTCAGACGAAACTGGATTTGTGCTTCGGGATATCTGGCAGGGTCAGCAAACTGCGGGAAGTCGCGGCGAAAATCACTTACTGTTGGCAGGCTTTGATTCTTTGGCATCTTTCGCCCCATTACCGCCAGTCCGGGCGGAAGTAATCTGCGCCTGAAGGCTGTCGTTCTGCTCCTGCAGCTTGAGCAGAGCGTCTTTCAGATCGGCAATCAGTTTATCTTTATCGGCAATCTGCGCCTGAAGGCTGTCAATAACGGGTTGCTGGTCATCAGTTTCATTCGATCCGCTTTCGGAAAGCTCAGCGTGCGCCCGGGTAAACCAGTGCGACGCGACCTCTTCTGGTACGTTATGCCGTCCCCGGCCAAACTCCTGTTTTGACTGATCGCCGAGCGTCAGCGTAAACGGGGTGTGAACATGGATGGTAACCAGCTTTTCTTTCGCCATTTTTAGTTTCCTTCTGGCCCCTTTCGGGGCCATTCTGGTTATCAGATACCGTCCACGTAGGACAGGGTTTCTTTGTACACTGGCTCAACCGCACCGAGCTTGCCGTAGTAGGTCGCAATCTGGTACAGACCACGATACTGAACAGGAACGCTTTGCAGCGGAACCAGTGGATAGCGGACATATTTCTTATCGTTGGTGTAGGCGACCATACGGTCTTTACCGCCAACCCCGCGCCCTTTCAGCCATTTGACCGCTTTGATTTCCAGCGGAACGCCGTTCTGGTGGAAAGCGATAGTGTTCACAGCCAGATAGGTCAGCAGTGACTGGTTACCCGCTTCGGAAACCTTACGGCTCGCCAGCAATGAATACTGCTCTGGCGGAATGCGCAGATCAGAAGGCACGACGGAATAACCGGATACTGCCCAGGCATTCGACAGAATGCTGTTTACGCTGTCGAGGATCTCATCGTTGGTGGAGTTAGCCCAGGTCTTCGTCGCGTTGTTCAGCGTCACACCAACGAGATTCGTCAGACCTTTCAAACCAAGCGCTTCGTCTCCGACGTAAACCTGTTCGTCGTTATCCATCTGCCATTTAAGCTGCATCCCGTCGTACTTCTGAGTGTCGATCGGACGGCCTACCTGCTGTGCCGCAGCCAGCTCAACAACAGTCCATCCCAGCTCCATCCCCCAAAGGTTCAGCGGATTGCCGTCTTTACTGATATCAACATTAACGCCAGCAATGGCAGTTGAATCTTTGCCTACCCAGTTTTTACCATTCGGATTAGCGCCAGAACCCGCCACGCCAAAACTGGTATTCGTCCAGCTGGAAATGTCATCTGCGATAGAGACGTCTTCGCGCAACTGGATATCACGTGTCCAGGTATAACCCACCAGTGGCAGATTCAGCCCCTGGTCGAGTCGCTCCAGCTCCCCGATGAGAAAGGCACCGGAGCTATCAACGGTTGCCTGATCAAAAGTAATCATTCGTCTGTTCCTTAAATCTTCCAGGAGATTTCTGCGTTGCCGTTAGCGTCACCGGCCCCCGTAAAAAAAGCATCAGGTAACGCGGCTGTTTTGCCTGTCACCTCTGCTGCCGTGATCCCGCCAAGCGGAACCGGGATGGAAGCATCGGCTGATACCACGATGTACACCACGCCCCCTTTTTTAACGGACGAAGCATCAGCACCCACGTTTACCGTCATGTACCCACGCTTCATGGCGTCGCCCGGGAAATTCTTATCAGAACCCACCTGGCGAACCATGTCTGGCTGCGATGTGGTCGGATACGGACGAACGTAGATACCCTTCACCTTGTCGACGGTGTCACCCTCCGCCAGCGGCACGAAAAAGCCGTCAGCGTCGTATTTGCCAGCCAGACCATACGCTGCGAAGGCGTTATCGGATTTAAGGATCACCGGTTCGACGGTTAAGTCCTGCGGGCGAGAGATAGCCCCGGCAATGCCAACAGGCATCCGGTACAGATATGCAGTCATTGGATTATCCTTTGCGGTTAGACCAGAAGTCGGCGTTTTGTTTGTTCAGGGAAGCGATGCTGGTCATGCCCATGCCTGGACGTTGTGCATCGCCCGTGGTGCTGCGGGTGTTTCTCCCTTTGGCAATCTCAGATACGGCGTTAAACGCCATATCAACCGATTGTTTAGGTAATTTGCGGATATCAGCGTCACCGACAACCTGGCGAACCAGTGTTTTGTCTGCGGCCGCCAGTACATCACGTTTAAATGCGGTCGGTTTCACCTTACGGCTCAGATCGATACCCGGGATAATAACTTCAGCGCGATAGGCAGAGTCACCAGTAATCGTGGTTTCCTCTTCGTTGTCCTCGCCGTCGCCAGTCGGGTCTTTCTTATCTTTATCATCAGGGGTGTCAGCATTATCACCCGTTGCCGTTCCTTCCAGCTTAGCCAGCAGGGCCTTGAGCAGGGTTTTGATATCGTCCTCGCCGTCGCCGGTCACATCTCCGCCCATCTCCGGCTTTTTGTCCGGCAATGGTTGTTGCGGTGAAAGGTTAATGTTGAGATTAACGCCGCCCGGCAGATCACCTTCATCACCCGTTACAGCCGCTGGCGCTGAGTCCAGCAGTTCGTTCATGGTGTCCGAGTCACCTGTTTTGATGGCCGTGCGCATGCGGGTCCACCAGCTTTTCTTTTGATTTGCCATTGTGTCTCTGTCTCCAATTGCACAACGATTTCCGGCTCTGCCCTTAGGGACAAGAGCCACATGGTTTCCGGTAATATCGACCTGCCTAGCTTTGCCCGGTTCGGTCTGCTCGTACTCCGCGTCATAACCACACGACACTTCGCGCAGACCATCCTCGATTAGCTGAATGGCGCTTTCGTCTTTGACTATAAGGTCAGCCAGCATCAAATCAGACTGGTCTCCGGTCCCGCGTCGAACGTTCTGAAGATGCCCGACAGCAAGCTCTTTCCAGTTTTCGGGATTCACCAGCCGCACATTCCCGTTTTCATCTTCAGGATGCAGGATCGTGATGCTCATCCCTTCAAATGAGGCGAGCGTGGCCGGATGGAATACCTGCTCAGGAGAGCGCGTTACGACTATCTCACCGAACTTGTCAGGCTTGAGGTTTGGCAGATCAGCAGCGCCGTAAAGCTGCTTACCCGTTCGACCTATCGGCACGTCTTTACACAGCAGGGAGCCGTCAGCCAGCTGATAGCGGGTTTCCCCCAGCCGGGTATTGAAAAAATATTTCATGTTTTACCTGCGATTCAGGCGAGATAAGAATGAGGGTTGGGGAAGACGATCTCTTTATAACAGCGGCAGTTCGGGAGCTCGCCAGCGTGACCGGTCATGCCGTCAAGCGTTGGAGGTCGTCCCCATTCGACAAACTTCCCTTCCATCTCCCGATGAGAATGCCGGACGTCGCCATCTTCGGCTGTACGCCAGATATAACCATTCGAGCCGATTGACAGCGCACGCGCCTGATCAAGCGCGCCGGTTGCACGTCCAAGCTCGGTACGGGCGATAAGGTCAGCTCTGGACTTTGCTATATCACCCGATGCTGCAATTTCTTTAGCAAAATGCTCCGCTCTCCCACCGGTCACAACAGCTTCAATCGCCCGATTCTGGATGTCGTATACCCTGTCAGCAGCCTCGAGGGGTAGCGATTTAATGTACTTAACCTGTTCGGCAACGATGGATTTCATCACCTGCCCTGGCGGGGCATTGCTCACCAGATTGCGTAGCTCACGACTGATGGTTTTGCTGTGTTTCCGCCACTGCTCATCATTTTTGCGCACAATGTCGGCGGTAAAGTTCTCAGCAACCTTCGTCGCCCACGGCGTTATAATTTCGCTGTAGCGCTCCAGGGCCTCCATGATTTCGGTGACGCTATCGTTTGAACCATCGTAGTGCCCATTTACGATATCCCCGACCGCCCGCGCTATCTGCCGTAGGCTCGTTCGATATCGGATCTCCGCCTGTCGGCTCTGGCGGTTTGTCGACAAGTTCGCCGATGCCTGGTGGCGCTTCGTCTTCGGCATTCTCGATATCCTCGTCGGTAATGGATGCCCCGATGCCAGTAACATCGGAGTTCTCACGCAGGTCGGTCATAGCGGCTTTGGTTGTCATCAGACCTGCATCCAGCGCATTGACAATCGCCGTTGTGGTATTCACAGCCACCGTTGAGCGGTCCACATCTGACATCTGCCATAGCGGGTTAAACTCAAACGTGAAATCGTCCGGCAGCGGCTTACCGAGCTCCGAACGATGCATAATGCCCAGCACCCGGCGCACTGGCAGGCGTAAGCGACGTTCCTGCAATGAACTAACCCGGTCATAATAGTTGGCAAGGTCTGCGTCACCCGTTGAGAAACCTTTAGGGGACTGCCCGAACAGGCGCACCAGTGGAATGCCAACAGCACCGCTAATCTGCTCGGCGAACTGCGAAAGAATGTCATCCAGACCGCTGAAACTGTACTGGTGGGTTTCGAAGGTATCCTTGGCATCCATTAGCGTCATGCCTTCATTGCTCTGAAACTGGCGGATCAGATCAATGTTTTTCAGCAACGCCTCGAATGCCGGGCCGCCCAGTGCAATAAGCTCACGGAGTTTTTCCACTTTGTAGGTCCGCAGATGCGCTTTGTAGACCAGCTGCGCCGCACCGACAGTGGCGCTGTCGAACGCAGTAAGCCGATCCCAGATACGCTCTACAACCGACATTCCCCATTCGTTCTCGGTCATCTTCTGCTGGAATGGCAGCGTCACCCCATCGAAGCGAATCAGGCGGCTATGGTGAATACGCCAGGCGGGGATGCCCGTTGCGGTGGTCACCACATCATAAAGCTCAGGCTTGCCGAGATTCGGCCCCATTTCTTTAATGCGGCGGGTCAGTACCGGGTTAATCATCCAGCGGTCAAGCGGAAGAATACCCTTAAACTTGCCTTCACCAATGGTTTCGAGCCGTAGCGGGGTCATGGGCGCCTGACCTTCTATCATGATGAAGCCCACCGCGCCGCCGTAGAGACGAGACCATTTCAGTACGTCGTTCAGCGCATCCCAGATTTGCAACTGGTCCAGTTGCGCTTCGAGAGTGCCACGGTCTTTTGCGTCAATCTCAGAAGTGATGCGAATGCCTTTGCGGGTCATGTCGTCGGGGATAGCATCTACCGCTTCACCGATGAGCCAGGATGAGCGATAGGACCATTCCACCAGCATACGGTTGCGGCTGGTGAAGTTCGCCCTGTAGGTCGATGCGGAGTGCTGGTTAGGCGTCTGCATCCCCACGCGGGCGACAAAGTTCTCGTAGCCGTCGGCAGTGGCCTGTACCGTTCGTCGCGAGGCTTGTTTGTTTCGTGCCATCAGGCCTGTCTCCCTAGCAGCTCCCAGATGTTGAGGGCTGAATTCATTGGCGCGTAGCTGATCATCACCGAGTCGGCGAGGTTCGGCGACCTGGTGCCGTCAGGCTGTTTATCCACAACGATTTTCCCCACGCCGTTAATGGAGTAGGTTGGCTGCGAAAGCTCGATGATGAGTTTGTCTTTGCTCTCCATCGTGCTGCTGATGGAGATAATTTCGTCCGGGTTGTAGGCCATACCTTCAACAACGGCGCGGTAGGTATTCCGGAAGAGCTTGCGTAAGTACCACCAGCTCTGTGCCTTGGCGTTGGCGAAGAAATCCTTGTTCAGGCGTGCAGCCTGCCCATTGTCGCCCCGTACGGCTTCGTCATCAGGATCGAATACCGCGCCGCTACCACGAAATGGTGTGGCAAGTATTGGCGGCCTGCGGGCGGCTTTGCGTAACTCGTTAATGGCACGCGCATCGCCGCGAACGCCAGCCCCCAGACCGTCCTCGTCGAAGCGAAACTCTTCGAGATTATCCTGTTCACAAAAGCCGAAGACCTTCTCAACAGACTGGTAAATGTCGCTGCCCACACCGGACCATTCCCGCACATTCTCCAGAAGGAAACCGTGACGGGTTGAAAAGGCGTTTTTGTCCCGACCTTCGTCGGCGACGTCCATCGCCCCCAGTCGTTTGCCAGTTGGCTGGATGCCCAGCCTGATATGTGCATCAACAGCAGCCTGTACCCAGTCTGAGGGGATCAGGACACCTTCCGCTGATGCGCTGTAGTTCAGGTCAAGCTCCTGCGCCACTACCACCGGATTGTCGATTTTCTCGCATTCCCTGCGATACCATTCATCATCCTTACGGGGGTCGCTGCTCCAGTGGAATGTGAATACCGGTATCTTTCCGCCGTGTCGTTTCTGCGCAAAAGGGTTCGCCATGCCGTTGACCGAACTCAGGTCAATACGGCAACGGGTGGTTTGCGATAACGCCGCATCAATCAGTAGTGGGCGTTGCAGAAATGCAGCCTCATCCACCAGATAGAGTGTGGTTCGGTCACCACGTCCAATATTGTCACCAGCTTCGCCCTTGATGACCGCGCCTGTCTCAGGAAATTCAACACGCATGTACGGTGCATGCTTCTTCTCATTCCACGACCCACGAAACTCGACGGGCAACGTCTCTACAAACTTGCGCGCCTTCCAGAACAGCGCCTTAGGGTCACCAGTACTGTCGACATATTCCTCTTTACGGGAACCGAAGCCGATGACCATCTCTTTGTTAAACAGGCAAAGCGAACAGGCCATCCCGATCGCCGTCCAGCTCAGCCCCATTTCACGGGATTTTTCGGTGATACCGTTCTCCCGCTTGCCCCAGCGTTCCATAATCCAGTGAATCCACTCTTCCTGTTTCGGGAATAGCAGAAAAGGGATGGTGACTGGCAGGCCATAATCGATATTACGCGGATCCGTCGTCATGCCCCAGTCGATGATGAACTGAGCCGGGTTAGTACGATAAAACTGCTTCAACGCGGGCAGCATCTCAGGATGCTGGCGAATACGCAGCAAACGCTCCATTCGCCATTCAAAAACCATCTGGTAATCAGGATTTTTGAAGTCAAAGGGGAACGGTAAAGGCATAGCTAACCCATCATCTTTTGATACGCCTCCGCAGCTTGCTCAGGCGTTAAATTGGTAACCTCGGTTCGGATTGGCGTACCATCCGGGCCAGTTAGTTCATTTTTCACGTTGTCTTTAAACGCCTGAATAGCGACATGGCGCCCCAACAACTCAAGGTTTTTAACCTTGTCGGGCCACTTAATCTTTTTAAGAATACCCACCATTGCGCGGTCATCCCCGCGCCCCTCGAACATTTCGGCTAGGTTGAATCCGCTAAGGTACCGACGCCACGATTCCGGCCACTCAGAGAGTGGCTTAACGCTCAAATCGTCTTCGAGAATATCGGCCACATCGAGCTTGTCGATCTCCACCAGCCGCATCAGCACATAATTCGCGTCGATGCCCAACTGGTCGATACGCTCCTGCTTTAGCTCGTTGATGCGGACGCGTATTTCAGGTTTGCCGTAAAGCTCAGCCCCTGTAACATGCGCTCGCTTAGCGGCGTATCCTGCACGGATAGCGGCTTGAGTGGCATTCAGATCGACAAGAAACTCGCGGCAAAACACCTCATGCTTTGCTTTCAGCTTCTTGGTCATATTGATTGTCCTGTGTATGGCTACTGAGCCAGACACTGTGTTCTGATATAGTCCTGCGCCCCTTCCAGTTGCTTTTGCATTGTTGTCACTCGCTCTTTGAGGGTGAAATAATCCCGTTGAGCGGAGTCTGCCAGTCTGGGGCGGGCTGCATTATCCAAGCGGGCGGCGGAGGTGGATTTACCTGCCGGCACTGCGGGACAGGTGGCGTTGACGAGCAGGCGACGACGGCCAGCGGCGACATCACCGCGCAAAGCATCATTCTCAGCTTTCGCATCAGCGAGTTCCTTTGTATATCTTGCATCGAGGGCGGCAACTTCACGCTGGCGCGTTTGCATATCGGTAATTGTCCCGTTCGCCAGCGTCAGACTACGGCTGGCGGTATCGCGCTGCGACTTATACTGAATGGCGTTGTCGCGGTAATGCTCTGTTGCCCATGCAAGTGCAGCAATCAGCAAAGTCACTGAGAGTTGCAACCAGTATTTTTTCAGCAATACAGGTAACAGATTCATACCAGCACCGATTTTGCTTTTTCAAAGCGCTCCCGCCGATCACCAATACCGTTCTGCCCTCCGTTGATGACCTGCGTAACGCGTACCAGGTCGCCGGAGTATTTCAAGCATCCTTTGGTGGCGAAAAACCACGCTGCGGATCGGGCTGCATATCCTTCCTGCTCCAGTAGTTGTGGCACCAGCAATAAATCAATACCCAGCGCATCGCCGCACTTGTGGTAATTGTCACGACCGGTAATCTGGATAAGCCCACGCCCGCGATACTTCCAGCCATCTCCGGCGTCTTTGTTACCCATGCGGCCACCGTAAACCAGATTGGCTATTTGTGGCTGGTGGGCAACCTGGCGACCATCAATACGCCCCAGCATTTCGCACTGATAAGTCGTCAGGCGTTTACCAAACGTCTTCTTCAGCGCCCCCACCGAATAATTGAAGCTTTCCTTCAGAACAGTAAATCCTGCTGATTCATGTCCCGTTTGTGCAATAAACATTGCCTGATCCAGCGGAGCAGTAATACCGAATTCGCTCATTGCCGCAATAATATGTGGATACCAGCGTGCGGCCAGTTCGGCGCTGATACAGGCCGCCTGCTGAAATTGTGATTGGTTCATTATTGCCTCAGATGATCAACCAAGCGTGCCACATTACCGCGAGCCCACAGCACAGCGGCGCAGATAAGGATATTCACCATCACCACCAGCCAGTGGGATGATTCATATAAACCAAAAACAAACCGGAAAGGGACGCTGGCATACACCAGCACCATGACATAGGCCAGTAACGAAATCAGGGGGCGGTGTGTCGCATCACCGCGTCGGTAAAACATCAAAACGATGACTATCACCCCACAAATTACGGCATTCAGAACTGCAGAAGGGTCATTTGCTACCATCTGATCCCCCTCCCCTGATACGGGAGAGAATACTGAACAGAGTGTTCAGATCCTGACTGTTGAGAAAAGTGAGAAACTTTATACACATTGCAGAAATAATTACTGCGCCAAGTGCATCCAGTGGTTTTTCATAATGCGTTATTGCCGCAAGCTTAGTACCTATCAGCCCGGCGCCAAGCACTCCCACAATAAATGATGTAATAAAATAAGCGACCAGCCTGATCCGTCCGATGTTGGTTGCCGTGGCGACATAAAACACCGCGCCGGCAAAAGCACCGAATACCACACCATAATCGGTTCCGGTCGCCAGACCGAATACACTGGCCCCCATTAATCCACCAGCCAACACTGTCGCACTGGATACAGGTTCGGACATTCATCCCCCTCTGGTTATGTGGGTCCTCTCAGTTATGAGGGGAAATAAAAAAGGCTGCCTGATGGCAGCCCTGATAAGGTTTAAGTCATTTAAACTGGCGATTGTAACGGTCCGGAAAGTACTTCTGCTTCGCCGTTATGGCAGATATCATCGCCCCTTGTCAGATGCCAGACACCGACAATAAGCTGTCCTGATTCCAGATCGTCAACTGTGTCATTCGTATAGTATGCCACCTGAACAACACCGTTATGCTGAATCCAGTAATACCCTTCTTTCATTCACACCTCCGCAAGACTAAGCAAATAGTATAGGGCGAAGCAGAAAATGCCGCGGTGCAAGAAGCCACAACTCAAATCCTGTTGTACAGGCTGCTCTTTCCAGTCATAGCCCCACCACCGATAGCTCAGATGGCGCAGTGTGTGATCAAAGGGTCAGGCTTCACGGGCTGCGTTTGCTACGTAGATAATATCGAGGGTGGTTCCCGGAGCCTGATATAGTGGACGGGCTCTACGCAAGCGCCTGTCGGATTGGGTTATGAGCCGTCCGCCAGTGAGCCCTGAATACGGAAAAGGCCCGCCGAAGCGAGCCCCATAATTTGTTAAAAAACAGCTCTATTTAACATAATGTACGTTATCGGCACCACGCGATCCGCACTCGCCACAGGTTTGCGGTGAAAGGCGTATTTACGCGGGTTAAGTGGTTCGAAACGGACAAAAGCGAGTGAATAAATCGTGCATAAAACAGGGTGCAAAATGCATAGCGTTTTTTCGCAGCGTAAGCCCTATTTTATTAACTTTTCCCCTGAACGGGGCAAGAAAAAAGCCCCCACACGGGAGCCTCTTCGTTGAGGTCAGAAATTCAACTCATACCAGCGTAGCGCACTTTTTGCGGCCCGCACTAATACTTTTTTCACTTCGTTGTTTTTCAACCTCAGGATCCATTTGCAAACGCACATTCAACATGCAAAGACACCCTTCGATAAACCCTTCTGCGGTAGACATGAGGCGGCGGACCTCACGTTCGGAAATTTTAGCCCTTCGCCCTATCTCGCGTTTGGTCAACCCGTGGACGTAGTACAGCATGATGACGTCCAGCTCCTCGGGCTTGCGCACCTGCTGCAGACGGCAGACACAGCCATCAATAACCAGCCCGTCGTCGTCGCAGCAACTCAGTCTGTTGGACGAACTGCTGACCACAAGTCCTTTAAACCCGGCAGCGACCGGAGCCCAGCTTACTGCGGTGTTGCTATCGGCAGCCCAGCCGCCCCAGCGCTCTAAAACCAGTTGAATATTACGCATAGCTCTGACCTCTACGTTTTGCTACAGAAAATTTTTCAGGGAACCGCGCCCGCCTCTCCGTGGGCATAGGTAACACAGCCCCGATTTGTGTATCGCACACCCCAACATGCAAAAAGCTATTAATTCGGAGTGGAACCACCGTCCCCCACCTGGAACCACCTTTTTCTAACCTTTCCCCCAATCGACTTATATATATATATGGGGTTTCTAGCAGAAAGGTGGTTCCAGTGGTTCCAGTGGTTCCGCCACGCTTGCTACAAGGGCTGCGAGGGGGAACCACCTTCACTTTTAGGTGGTTCCACGTGGTTCCAGCGGTTCCCAAACCTTGCATTTTTTCCCCTCAATTCGCCTTTGGGCACGCTTATAACCGCAATTTTGCAAAACATTGCTAATTCGCATTTCTTCGCGTTTTCCGATGTGGCTGGGATTTAAGCCAATCGCATCACGCAAAACGTCACTAGCGCGTAAAAATTCGCAGTTTCGCGGAATGTCGTTAGTCATCAGGTCAGGCGTGTCGAGCCATTTCTCTACCGTCTCGAGCCACGCGTCCTTGATGGTGTACTGTTCGTGGACACTCGAACCGAGCCGTTCAGCATCGCGGAACTGGACGCCACCGAGGCGCTTAAACGTCTCGCGAGCCTCAGCCCATAGCAAAAGCAGGTCGGTTTTTATCGCTTTCACGTCGACTTTCGACACCTCAACGGGCAACCACCGGCGGTTACCGGTCTTATCCGCGAGGAATTCGTCCTCGTTGGTGGTACCGACGAACACCAGGCGACGCGGGAACTGGGTGGCGAATTCACGATATTTAGGGATCCAGTTCTCATGCGTGCGCGTCACGAATGCCTTGATGCTTTCCAGCTCTTTGGTATTGAGGCCGCGCAGCTCGCCAATCTCCGCCACCAGACGCCCGCGCATCTTGCGTGCGAGGTCATCGTCTTTCTCTGCGAAAGAGATCTCAGTGAAGAACGCCGGGTCGGGGCTCAACGCCTCCACGCCGGAGGATTTACCGCAGCCCTGAGGACCGACGAGGATCGGCACCATATCGGCTTTAACACCGGGCTCCAGCACCCTACCAGCCAGCGCCGTCCACATGTACATGGACACCGCGCGGGTATATGGCGTGTCAGCGGTACCGAAGTGCGTATGGTAGAAAGATTCGATGCGTGGCACGCCGTCCCACTCCAGCCCGTTTAGCCAGGTGGTCGCCGAATCGAACGGCTGTTCGTCAGCGGCCAGCAGCACCACGTCGCGGATGAGCTCGCGCCCGACAGGCTTAAAGCCGCGCTTTTCCATCGTGATGCGCAGGCGCGCATAGTCCGCATCGGTGAACGCCTGCCACTGACCGGAGCCTGCCGGGGCGAACATGATTTCATCGCGGAACTGGTCGAAGCGAATATCGATGTCCACGAAGTCAGGACGCACAACGGCTTTGGCCGCGTTGCTGATGGTGGCCTCGATGCGGCCCCACTTATCGCGCTCGAACGCAGGCAACGGTAATGGCTCGGCCACTTCTGTGCTGGTCAGGTCTTCGAAATCGTCGTTGCGGATCCCAATGGCATTAAGGAAATCGCCGTCGTCGCGGTGCGCACAGCTGGCGTGCAGACACTTGAAATGCCCCTGCTCAAAGCCCGCGGTACCACCCGGGAAGTAAACTGTGCTGGTCGGGTCGCCGCTGGTGCTGTGACCATCCTCAAACGGGCAGCGGATATAGCGCTCGCCGTTCGCGCCGTCCAGCAGCGTCCAACCGTTCGCATCCAGATAATTCGCTGTCTCATCCGTGGCGCCGGGCGTGAACGTTGAGCGGTCGCGCATCTTCGTGCTGCCCGCTTCAGTGGTGACCGACACAGGCAACTGGTCCGCCAGGCGCTGCCACAGCGTTTCGAACTGGTCAGCAGTAACGACGGGTGGCTCATCCGGCAGACCACCGTCCCATTCAATACGCGCGCCGCTGCTGTGCGTACCGCAGGCAACGAACTGCTGCCCGTTCGCCAGTAGCTCGATAATCCCCATATCACCCGCCAGACGGTGGATGCGCTTACGGAAATCGCCGTCAACGGCCAGCAGGTACAGACATTTATTGCTGTTGGCGCGCCAGCGTCGTGGCGGCAGCTCGCCCAGCAGCTGTACCAGCGTTTTGCGAATATCAGCCTGGATGTCTTCGTCTTCGCTGTCACAGTCCAGCGCAAGCCAGCCGTGACCTGTACGCACGCAGATCCCGTAATCGGGCTCTTTAGACCATCGGGCAAAGTCATGCTCAGTTACGACGTGTTCTGTCCAGTGTGAAATACCGGTGACCTGACGGTCACGGTTATAGCGGCTCGGTGTTTTGCCAAGCGCTTTCAGTTTACTGTCGGGGGAAATGGCCGCGTCTGGGTTGCAAACGACTGGCAGCAACTGGTCAGTACGTCCCAGCACCAGATCGAAGTGAAACCATTCATCAGGCGTCGCCCCCCAGCTTTTGTTTTCTGGCATGGGTTACGCCTTTTTGTCGTTTTGGAGGCCGTGCAGCAACCAGTTAGGATCGCAATCAAGCGCAACGGACATTTCAAGAAGATAACGAGGGCGGGAGATAACACCGCTTTCAATTCTGTTTATCGCCTGCTGACTAACCCCTGTTAGCTCTGCCAGCGTGACCTGTGTCATTTTGAGCTCTTTACGTCGCTCTTTTACTCGAGTAGCCAGAGTCATCGTCATCACCTCATACAATTTTAGTGGTATTTAGCAACAACTAATGATGTTTGTCAAATACAACAAAAATTGTATTTAATAATAGAGGGTCATAATTTCAACTCTTAAAAGGTATTAACAATGTCTCTCGCAGCACGCTTCAAAGCCCGCCGCCTCGAGCTCGGAATGACACAAGTAGAAGTCGCGAACTCTGCGGGGGTGAGTCAACAATCGATTGAGTCTATTGAAAGTGGACGGACCCGAAAGCCTCGCAACCTTTTGGACCTTGCCAAAGCGTTAAAATGCAGCCCGGACTGGCTTCTGAATGGCAAGAACATCATGCCGCTTACCGAAATAAGCACCAGAAGAATACCTGTACTGAGCTATGTGCAGGCAGGTTGCCTCACAGAAGCAAGAGACATAACCGATCTGACAGGTGATTTTGAATATATTCTGGCTGACTCCGATGTACCAGAGACGTGTTTTGCACTGCGTATAGATGGCGATAGCATGCAACCTGAATTTAAAGAAGGGGATATTGTTATTATAGACCCCGACCTATGCCCTGCTCCCGGCGAATTTGTCGTCGCCAAAAACAACGGACATGAAGCAACGTTTAAGAAGTACCGCCCGTTAGGAATAGGGATTGACGATTTCGAACTGGTACCACTTAACCCTGACTATCCAGTATTACGTAGCGCGGAGCTGCCATTACGCGTTATTGGAGTGATGATTGAGCACCGCATTTACCGCCGTAAGCGTTAATTTACCCCTTCAGGAGGGTCAGAAGATCCTCCCTCCCCTTACTTGTAAAATTCTACAAACTAAATTCATTTAAATATCAATAACGTGGTATTCACACGACACAAAATACCACATTTGTGGTTTACAAAATACAACTCAAATTGTAGATTTAACCCCAAGTCGAACGGCGCGACTCTAAACCATGCGTCGGGACCGTGGCGGGACAGGATGTCGGCAATACGGGTCAATTTAAAAATATCAAACGTAAGAATCCCCGTCGGCACCTTGAACCGGGCGACGGCTAATACCGGGAAGGTAAACAAAGTGGATAGTTGGCAAAGGAAATCGAGGGAACCGCTCACAGGTCACACGTGGGTATCTGGAAGGCTTAGAACAAAGGCAGATAGCTTCCATCCTCTGTAACAAGGCGAGTTCCACCATGGGCACAGCTTACGTTTGATAGCTCCCTTTGGGGTGCGGTGAATTGCAGTCCACCGAGACAAGCCGAAGATCAGCACCGGCCACCGCACCACCAAAGTGAACTGACCAACGCAGGAATACATCATGATCACTGTTAAAAGAGCTGAATATCTGTCTGCGCTGACATGTGCTGGCGTGAAGGAGGTCCGCTATTACCTGAATGGCATTTTCTTTGACCCTGAAGGTTTTGTTGTGGGTACAAACGGGCATCGCCTGTTTTGCGGTAGGGCCATAACCGAAGGGGAAAGCGCTATTGTCAACGTGAAAGCAAAGCCTCCCACAAAATTTGAGCAGGTCCGTATAGATACGGTATTGAAAGCGGCCACTTTTCTCAATAACGAAGGTCAGACCGTCATGACATCGCCAGTCGAAGTTATCGACGGGCACTTTCCGGACTGGCGACGGGTGGCTGACTTTAAACCCGGGAAAGTGGATGCCATTGGTATACATCTGCCCTATCTGGCAGACGCTGCGAAATGCTCAAAATATTTCGATAAAAAGGCCAACGCCATTATCGAAACACAAGGCGTATCTGACGCGATACGCCTTCAGTTAAGCGCTGACGCTTATATGCTCATTATGCCAGTCCGTATGCCGTCCCCCATCTGAATAAATCATCCATTGCTGTGTGTAGTCTTTGCCCGCCGCTACTGACGGGCTTTTTTATGTCTGAAAACGCATTCAGCGGAGTGCGTTCCCCGACATAAAAGGAGCACCACCGATGAAACCTGAACACCTCCACCGGCTGACGGGGCGCGATGTGCTCCGTTATCGCCGCAAACACTTCGATTTGATTACCGGTCTGGCCCTCGCTACTGCGCTCGGCCTGATCATAACTTTCATTCTCCTTGTAGCGAGGACTGCAGTATGAGCTTAGAAACAAACCTGGAGCTTAATAACCAACTGGTAACCCGTAATAACGAACTGCTGGAACGTCTAATCAGCACGCTGGCATCAGGCGTTGTCATGCGCCCGGATGCTATAGCGCAGGTGCAGGAATACCATGAAACAGTGGCTAAAACAAAAGCGGCACTGACACTGGATGATCTGGAGTTCAGCGATGTTGTCGCATTAGCGGCTTTCTACCCGGTAGCAAAGCCCATCACCGAAGAAATGCTGCAACATGCAATCTCATACCGCGATGCAACCAGTGAAGCACGCGTGGTGCAAATCGATGCACTGGACAGCGCGTTGCAGGGTGTTAAACGCGCGAAAGAGTTGCTTAAACCCGCCCTGCTCGACCTGTCCCGCAACATTCTGAAATTCTGGGACGACCTGCCGACCATCGGCGAGCGCCGTGCTTTTGCCGAGCGCCTGCTTGATGCTCCGCCAGCCGGGCGCGATGAAGTAAAGCCGAAGAAAGGCAGCAGCAAAGACAGTAAAACCGAAGAACGTACAGGGCCGTTTTACATCAAAAGCCCAGACGGTTCAGCCGCCAGCGAGCTGCACACTTTACGCAAGCTGAATGCAATGCTTGAGAAAGGCCACATCGAGATTAACCGGGTTGAATATCTCCAATTGCAGGAAGAATTCGCACGTAAAAACGCAGCAAATAGCAATCAGCAAGTGACCACTGATACTGACGATCAGCCTGAGTATGCTGCGCTGCGTAAACAGGCCGAAAGGTTGATCCTCCAGCTCGCGAAAGGCGGATACCGTGCCGAAGCCATTGCCATTCTGGAAAAACAGGGTGCCAAAAAACTCGGCGAAGTCGCTGACGAGCACCTCGCAGACGTGATCGCCCAGGCCGAAAAAGCGCTGGAGGGCTAATTATGCCAGATGTTCATGCAAGACTTTCCCCGTCATCCGCGCATCGGTGGATGCGCTGCCCCGGCAGTCTGGCGCTGGAAGCCACTCAGCCAGACAAAGAAACGTCCTTTGCTTTAGAAGGTACCGCAGCACATGCACTTGCCGAAAAGGTGCTGCGCAACCGCCAAAGCCACCCGGAATACTATGCGGGCTGCAATGCCGCTATGTTCCTCGGTTCTTACCCGCTCGCTGCGCATCCTGATGATACTACCGGCCCACAGGTAGGTGAGGAAATGGTCGAAGCCGTTGGCCGTTACGTCGATACAGTCTGGGCACTGTCACAGGGCAATGAGTTGCTTGTCGAACAACGTGTCGACTTTTCGCACATTGTCGGAGTGCCTGAGTCATTCGGTACCGCTGACGCCGTCATCATCGCCGGCAAAGAGCTGCAGATCCACGACCTGAAATACGGTAAGGGTGTGCGGGTCGATGCTGAGCAGAACGAGCAACTGCAGCTATATGCCCTGGGCGCACTTGAGCAATTCTGCATGCTGTACGACTTCGAAACGATACGCCTGTTCATCCACCAGCCGCGGCTTAACCACGTTTCAGAGTGGGCCCTGACGGTGGAAGAGCTCCAGACGTTCGGCGAACGGGCGCAGGAGGCCGCCGCTCATGTGATCGTGATGTTCAACATCGCTGATTGCGAAAGCGTCGAAACACTGCCACTGGAGAATTTCACCCCGGGCGAAAAACAGTGTCGCTTCTGTAAGGCAAAAGCCGTCTGCACTGCTCAGAAAATGCAGCATATGCAAACAGCTGCCAGCGATTTCGAAGATCTGTCTAAACCTGTCAGCGAGATAATCGCCGATGCCAGCGCACGTGTCCCCCTGTTAACCGTCGAGCAACTGGCGGAGATCTACAGCCAGGCCGACTTTATCGAATCGTGGCTAAAGGCAGTACGCGACCGTGTAAACGCTGAGCTGAACGCCGGGCATCCGGTACCGGGCTTTAAGCTGGTTACTGGTAAACAGGGAAATCGTGCCTGGAGCGATGAAGAAGCCGCCCGCGCACTGCTGAAAGACCAGTTCCGCTATAAAACCGAGGAAGTTTTCGACCTTAAACTAATTAGCCCGACCAAAGCCGAAAAGCTCATTAAAAAGGCCAGCCCCCGCCGCTGGACGAAAGTCGAAGCGCTGATCACCCGCGCTGACGGTAAGCCCACCGTCGCCCCCGAATCCGACCCGCGCCCAGCGCTCAATATCAACCCTGTTAACGATTTCGACGACGTGTCCGACGACGCGCTCGCCGCAGACCTCATCTGATTAAGGAAATACCCATGAAAATTAAACTGAACAACGTCCGCCTGGCCTTCCCTGCTCTGTTCGAAGCCAAAACCGTAAACGGTGAAGGCGACCCGCGCTTCTCGGCAGTCTTTCTGATGGCTCCGAACCACCCACAACTGGAAGAAGTTCGCAAGGCGTTAAAACAGGTGTCCAAAGAGAAATGGGGTGAGAAGTGGGAAATCATCTACGGCCAACTCGAGAAGAAGCTCAACCTGTGCCTGCATGACGGTGACGAGAAAGCTGAATACGAAGGCTTCCCGGGTAACTTCTTCCTGAACGCAGCCAACAAAGCGCGTCCGGCAGTTCTTGACCGCGATCGCTCACCGCTGATTCAGGCTGATGGGCGCCCGTATGCAGGTTGCTACGTCAACGCAGTGATCGACATCTGGGCGCAGGACAACAACTTCGGCAAACGTATCAACGCTTCGCTGGGCGGTGTTCAGTTCCTGCGCGATGGCGACGCCTTCGCTGGCGGAGGTGTGGCAAGCACTGACGACTTCGACGACATCAGCGAAGGCGCCGATGCCGACACGTTGATTTAACCCCCACCGCGCCCGGCATATAGCCGGGCTGTTTTCCGAGGTCAGAACAATGGCACAAACAGTATTAACCAACCATATTAAAGAACAAGTTATCTGTAACGCGCTGACAAAAGCGGGAATACCCAAGCGCAAAGCGGCGCTGCGAGCAGCGCGTATTGACTGGGCTGAGCGTGTTCGCCTTGCGGCGATTGGTGGTCAAGAAGTTGAGGCCGAGATAATCAAAAACCTCAAAAAAATAGAAACGCTGGTATCAAAATTCCCCGAATCGTTAAAAACCGCCAATAGTATTATCAGGAAAGATAACGACATGTGTCTGAATCTGGCTGGCTCTCGGGTTAACGTCTATTTCAACGGTAACTACCGGAGGTATGAATCAGGCTCCCCGGACCATATTCACAAAATCGCACCGAGTGAATTTACCCTGCTGGCAGATGACCCCTTAGTTACTGAGTTTTACGGGTTTGATGCACTTTATAAGCAGATTCAGAGCGATGAGTCAGACATTCGCCAGAACGTCAGCGCCGCATTGAGCAAAGTACGTACTGTTAAACGCCTGCTGGAAGAATGGCCCGAAGCTAAAGAGCTTCTGCCGGCTGACACCCCGTCCGTCCCCCTACCACCAGCGATACGGCGCGAAACTCTCAACGAAATGATCGGACTCCCTTCTGACGAAGAAGTCACAGCGTAATCACCTCACCCGGCCATGCGCCGGGTGTTTTGCAAAGAGCGTCCCTTTTTGCAAAGCACCCGCGAGGAATATCTATGTCTGAAAACATTCTCTGGGGCGACCTGGAAACCTTCAGTGAAATACCCATTAAAAACGGAACACATGCCTATGCCGAGGGCGCCGAAGTAATGTTATTCGCCTGGGCTATCAACGACGGGCCTGTTAACGTCTGGGACGTCACTGCCGGCGGCGGTATCCCCCACGGCTTGTACGAGGCAATCGTAGCCCCTGAAACCCTGCTTTATTTCCATAATTCGCACTTTGACCGCACCGTCCTGCGTTATGCAATGCCGCGGCTGGCACCGCCAGTAGAACGCTGGCGCGACACAATGGTACAGGCGCTGGCGCACGGCCTCCCCGGCGCACTGGGGGCGCTCTGCGAAGTGCTGGGCGTTCCGCAGGACAAGGCGAAGGATAAAGAAGGCAAATCGTTGATACAGCTCTTTTGTAAGCCCCGTCCGAAGAACAGCAAACTGCGCCGGGCCACCAGCAAAACGCACCCGGAGGAATGGCGGCGCTTTGTTGCTTATGCTGGCCTTGATATCGAAGCCATGCGCGAAGTCTATAAACGGCTGCCGAAATGGAACTATCAGGGGACCGAGCTGGCGCTCTGGCATCGTGACCAGCAGATCAATGACCGCGGTGTCTGCATGGATGTGCAGCTCGCGCAGGCAGCAATCGAGGCTGTAGACCTGGAGCAAAAGCGCCTTGCGAAACGCACACAGGTGATGACCGACGGCGAAGTGCAGGCGGCCACGCAGCGCGACGCACTGATTAAACACATTGTTGAATCCTACGGCGTGGAGCTGCCGGACATGCAGCGCAGCACGCTGGAACGCCGCATCACAGATCCTGATTTGCCGACGGCGGTAAAAGAGCTACTGGCTATCCGCCTGCAGGCCAGCACCACCAGCACCAGTAAGTACAAATCGCTGATGAAAGGCGTGAGCAGTGACGGTCGTCTGCGCGGCACGCTGCAGTTCTGCGGCGCATCGCGAACCGGGCGCTGGGCCGGGCGATTATTCCAGCCGCAGAACCTGCCCCGCCCTTCTCTTGAGCAGGAGCAGATAGACGAAGGCATCGAGGCGCTGAAAGCGGGCTGCGCAGATCTGCTGTTCGATAACATCATGGAGCTGACCAGCTCGGCGCTGCGCGGCTGCATTATGGCGCCCGAAGGTAAAAAGCTGGTGGTTAGCGACCTGTCGAACATCGAAGGGCGCAAGCTGGCCTGGCTTGCCGGTGAGCAGTGGAAGCTGGATGCGTTCCGGGAGTATGATGAGGGGACCGGGCCGGACCTGTATAAACTGGCATACGCCAGAGCCTTCAACATCTCGCCGGACAATGTTGATAAATACCAACGTCAGATCGGCAAGGTGATGGAACTCGGCCTCGGCTTCGGCGGTGGTGTTGCGGCGTTCCTGACCTTCGCGCTGGTTTACGGCCTTGACCTCGACGAGCTGGCGAACGCTGCGCTGCCGAATATCCCCCGTGATGTTATCCGCGAGGCGAAAAGCTGGTACGACGAATCGGTTAAACGCAAGTCGACCTATGGCCTGTCAGAGCGTGTTTTCATCGCCTGTGACTCGCTTAAACGTCTCTGGCGCAGAGCGCACCCGGCAACCTGCGATTTCTGGTATGAGCTCGAGCGCACCGTCCGCGCCGCAATAGCCACACCGCAAAAAACGCTGTACTGCGGTTATCTGAAAATCCGCCGCGATGGCGCATGGCTGCGCATACAGCTGCCATCCGGGCGAGCACTCTGCTACCCGTCCCCGTCCATCGAGAAGGGGAATATCACCTATCAGGGCGTTAACTCCTACTCGCGCAAATGGCAGCGGCTCAAAACCTACGGCGGAAAGCTGGTGGAAAACGTCACACAGGCGGCCGCCCGTGATGTTCTGGCCGGAAACATGCCGCTGATCGAGGACGCCGGTTACAGCATTGTGCTGACGGTACACGACGAAGTTATTTGCGAAGCACCGGACACCGACGATTTTAACGATAAAGCGCTTTCTGCGCTGCTCTCCACTAACCCCGAATGGGCGCCCGATATCCCGCTGAACGCTGGCGGCTTTGAGGCGTACCACTACCGTAAGGACTAACCCTATGTCACAAGGCAACATCGAAAACTTCGCCATCATCGTGTTGGTAAATGGTCGTACATCACAGGTCGAACTGACCACATCGCAAAAACGTTTGTTCTCAAAGTTAACACTCGGCGCGCTAAATGATAGCGGCCCACTGAAACTTATGCCAATCGACGACATAGTCCAGTTACAACCCGACGCCGAAGCATTTTCAGACGGAGGTCCGCTATGAAATACATTTTTATGGTCATGGACAGTCGAGCGCAGCTCGATATAGACAGCGCCGCAATCCTGGAATGCTGCGGCGATAAACAACCTTCATGGCGCACCCTGCGCAGAGACTGGGGCGATCAGGGCGCAGTTCTGGTCCGCTTCCGTCTGGTTAACAGCGATATGGCTACCGACCCCGAGGTTGTCGGCACCATCAACTGAGGTATCCCCTATGTCATTCGAAAAACACGACAGCCCATTGTATTTCCGGTCTGCAAGAGAGGCTATGCGCCTTGAGCAGGCTGGCGAGTACGACCGGGCGGCAAAGGTATGGGCGAAAGCGAATCGGGAATCACGCAACCCGGCAAACCAGCAGTGGAGCGATAACCGCGCTGACTTCTGCATCATGCAAAACATCCGTAGCAAGCGTAAAGAGGTGGGCGTGTAAATGAATGAAGTAACAGTTCTCGACATGTGTTGCGGCTCGCGCATGTTCTGGTTCAACAAACAGGACACTCGCGCCGTGTTCGCTGATATCCGCGCCGAAGCGCATACCCTGTGCGATGGTCGTCGCCTGGTTATCAGTCCAGACCTCATTGCCGACTTCCGCGCGTTGCCGTTTGCAGACAAGTCGTTTCCTGTCGTGGTATTTGATCCGCCACACCTGGAGCGTGTGGGCCAGTCTGCCTGGATTGGTAAAAAATACGGGCGCCTGAATAAAAAAACGTGGCGTTCTGACCTCCGCGCCGGATTCAAAGAGGCGTTTCGGGTGCTGCGGCCCCGCGGCGTACTCATATTTAAATGGAACGAAACGCAGATTCCGGTAAGCCAGATTCTGGCGCTGACGGACGTAAAACCAATTATTGGCCAGCGCACCGGAAAAGGTGACAAAACCCACTGGATTATCTTTGTGAAGGAAGCTGAATAGTTATGGCCTACGAACGTGAAAACCTCATCGAAAAGCACCTCGTCGCCGAAGTGAAAAAGGCTGGCGGTGTGGCTTATAAGTTTATATCGCCCGGTCACCGTTCAGTACCTGATCGCATTGTTCTGCTACCCGGCGGTCGCATCGTCTTTGTCGAATGCAAGGCACCCGGCAAACCACCACGCGCCGACCAGCAGCGCGAGCACGAACGACTGCGCGCGCTGGGCTTTTCCGTGGTGGTGCTGGGTAGCAAAAATCTGGAAGAGATTCTTCAAAGAGACAGATGCCAAGAATCATCAAAACAATGCCTATAAAAATTTATTTTATCTTCGTCTTTGACCCTTCTAAATTTAATTTTGTCATCGTAGGGAATCAATACAAAGTCTTTATCGTAGGCATCACAACGCCCGAGGATGAAACCATTACTACTTTTTGACAATAGTATAAAGGGTGCGTCAGTTGTTGTCGAAAGCCCATTTTCACCATTATCGTACTCCGGATACGATACTTTATTAGACGTTGAGTTAACGAATCCAGCAAGAAATGACAGCACCAAAAGACACGTTGTACCTAAGACAGCCGATGTGATCTTATTTGTTGGATTTGATTTAAAAACACCATTCCAAATAACAATCATAATCATAAAAACCACAACAATAATGCCAAGTGATACCAAGAAAATGGCTTTCCCGCTATATATCAACATAAACAATTTAACGGGATTTAATATATTAAAGGTGTAAACGCTCATAATCCACAATGAATAAACACCAGAAATCACAAACCATAAAATCGATGATCTTTTCGGCAAATCAAACCAAAAAACGCAAAAGAGAGGTAGATATATTGTCGATATTTTAAATGAAGTTATCAGGATAATGTTAATGTTTATATCTATAAACTCTATTGGATATTTAAAATAATAGCTCTCCCCAGCTAAGTAGGCATAAGTCAAGATATAAAGCAACGCTGATATAGTAGGTATTGACGAAAAATCTTTGAGAAATTCTCGACCTGAAATTTTCATTATTTATATCCAAGTTTATATGAATGAGACGATTATATGTCCAACCCACATACTTTCCTACCCCACCCTTATCAAGTTCTAATCATTAACCACCAAATCGACATCCTGCGCTGCAACATCTGGGCGGGTATGGGCATGGGTAAAACCGTGGCGACACTCACCACGCTGGAAGATCTCTTCATGGCAGGAGCAGAAACGCAGCCCGCGCTGGTCCTCGCGCCGCTGCGCGTGGCTGCCAGCACATGGCCGGATGAAGCAGTGAAGTGGGGGCATCTACGGAATATAGAGGTTCAGCCGATTGTCGGTAATGCTAAGGCACGCGCTGTAGCGCTGGCGAACAGCAACGCCAGCGTTTTTACCATCAACTATGACAATCTGGTCTGGCTGGTGGAAGAGCTGGGCGGCCGCTGGCCGTTCGGTACCGTCATTTCTGATGAGAGTACCAGGCTTAAGTCTTTCCGGTTGCGTGGCGGTGGTAAGCGCGCGGCGGCACTGGGCAAAGTCGCGCATAAGCACGTCCGGCGCTGGATGAACCTCACCGGTACGCCAGCGCCTAACGGCCTGGTGGATTTGTGGGGGCAAGCGTGGTTTGTGGATCAGGGGCAGCGCCTCGGACGCACTTACGGTGCGTTCACCTCCCGCTGGTTCAACTCAATTCAGTTTCCGGGGCAGAGCTGGACGAAGCTGGAGCCGTTCGCACACTCGCAGGACGAAATACAGCGCGCACTGGCCGACGTGACTATCTCCCTTGATGCCGCCGACTGGTTCGATATCAAAGATCCCATCCATAACGTGATCCGCGTGGATATGCCGCCGAAGGCACGCCAGCAGTATCGCGAAATGGAAAAGGAAATGTTCCTTGAGCTAAACGGCGAGGGCATCGAAGCGCCAAACGCCGCAGCAAAGACCGTGAAGTGTCTGCAAATTGCCAGCGGTGCGGTATATACCGACGACGCCGGAAGCTGGTCAGAACTGCATGACGCGAAGCTGCAGGCGCTGGACAGCATACTGACGGAAGCTGCTGGTGCGCCGGTGCTGGTGGCCTACCACTGGAAACACGACCTTGAACGTTTGCTTAAAGCATTCCCTCGCGGCCGCCACCTCGACCAGGGTCCACAGACCCTTCGCGACTGGAACGCCGGAAAGATACCGGTCCTGTTCGCGCACCCGGCAAGCGCAGGCCACGGCCTGAATATGCAGGATGGCGGCAACATACTGGTGTTTTTCTCGCACTGGTGGGATCTGGAGCAGTACCAGCAAATTATCGAACGCATCGGGCCAACCCGGCAGATTCAGGCCGGACACAACCGCCCAGTGTTCATTCACCACATTATCACCGCCGACACTATGGACGAAATGGTGATGGAGCGACGTAACTCAAAACGAACAGTGCAGGACATCCTGCTCGATGCCATGAAAAAGAGAGGTATAGCATGACACCGGTTATCTCTGATACTGACCTGATTAACATCAAAGAGGTTGAGCGCTCTGTTGGCCTGAAAAAATCCAGCATTTATGAGCGCATCAGTAATAACGAGTTTCCGAAGCCCAAGAAGCTCGGGAGCCGGACCTCCCGCTGGGTACGCGGCGAGGTTGAAGAGTGGAAAAAGCAGTTTTTATAATTCCTATTATTTTTTTATCCGTTGAACTTTGTCAGATAATTTTTCAATTGCTTTCACGATGCTTTCACTTTCAAGGAGTAAAAAGTGTTTGCATGAAATAAGCTTTCGTTGCATTACGATAAGTTCCTTTTCAGGAAGTTTTTCTACGGAATTTTTATCAATACAAAGTGTCTTTCGGTATTCATCCAACAGTTTTGAGGCCAAACCACCTAATGTTTCAGCTTCTTGCTTGAACTCTAAATCGATTTTAGAATTTTCCTTATAAAATTCCGAGTTTCCCGAAATTAAAGATTCAGCCCTTAGCTTTATGGTAAGTAATCGGCTCTCTAATTCGTGATAAGTACTTAAGACTTCAAGTCTTAATAAGTTAATAGACCTGAACTCCGCCTTTTTGTTAGCTCGCCAAGCATTGAATAAACTAAGCGCCGATACTAATAACGCAAATATAGAAATTGCAAAACTATATTTATTCATTTAAATCAACCTCAGTTGATCAATAAAATCCGCATACCATTGCATCATTCCCCGACGCCCTTCCATATAGAGGGCATGGTTATAAACCCCGCGAATATTATTCTTGTCCACATGAGCGATTTGGAGTTCAACCCAGTCAGAGTTGAATCCTCTATCGTTCAGTATGGTGCTAAACGTATGCCGGAAGCCATGCCCTACAACCCTTCCCTTATACCCCAGCGTGTGGATCATCCTGTTTATTGTGTTCTCGCTCATGACCTTTGACGGGTCATTCCTGCCGGGGAACATATTCACGAATCGACCTGTAAGACCGTGCAACTCTTTCAGCAAGACAACAAGCTGATCGGAGAGCGGTACCAGGTGCGGGCGATCCATCTTCATAAATTCGGCGGGTATCTCCCATAGCCGATTATCGAAATCTACCCATTCCCATTTTGAGTGCCGCAGTTCGTAGGTACGCAGCCCCGCCAGCATCATGATCTGCAAACCCAGCCGGGGAAGCGGACTCCCCTTGTAACCCTCAAGCGCCGCCAGAAAATCGGGTAGCTCTTCCGCTGTCAGGAACGGGAAGGATTCACCTTTATGGCCGGTCATTGCGCTATTCAGTTCGCTGACGGGGTTGTACTTCGCGCGCCCGGTCGCAACAGCATAACTGAATACCTCGCCGCACCATCGGCGCGTTTTAGCTGCTTTCTCAGTTGCGCCGCGATTCTCAATTTTACGCAGCGCCGTCAGCATCTGGACGGGCTCAATCTCAGCAACCGGTAACTTACCAACCGCCGGAAAAATATCCTTATTGAATGCTTCGAGAATGTCAGAGGCATAGCCAGGCGACCAGCGCGGCTTCTTAAACTCATGCCACTCGATGGCAATATCTTTAAAGGTAATAGAGTTTGCTGCGGCAGCTGCAACGTGGCTTTTGACCTTTACCGGATCCACACCAGCTGCAACATTTCGCCGGGCTTCATCTCGCTTTTCGCGAGCCGCGGCCAGTGAAACAGCCGGGTATACACCGAGCGCCAGCATCTTTTCTCTACCGGCGAAGGTATAGCGATATCGCCAGTATTTCGCTCCACTGGTTTTCACCAGCAGAATAAGCCCGTTACCGTCTGGCAGTTTGTAGTCTTTCTCGCCTGGCTTTGCCGTCTCGACCTGTCGCGCATTTAGTTTCAT